CATTCCTTAAGGATAAGTAGAGAATAATAAATTCCTAGTATCAAGGGGAGATGAGTAAAACACTCTCTCCCCTTTTTATTAACCTTCAAAAACAAACTCATGGCAGATTTAAAATTAGATATAATTGTAGTACCTACTTATAGCACATTAACACTTGGAGTGATGGATGCTTCAACCTATCCTGATTCCCCACCTGTTACTAGTCCAACTATAAGTATAACTATTCCTGGATTTGGTGATAAGCCATTACCATTTGATATAAATACATTTAATATATATAACTCTGGCAATTTGGGACTTACTGAAGTGGGTATTGACCAACCTCTACCTGATGGAATATATAAATTAAGATATTCTGTAGCACCTTCATATTTGAACTTTGTAGAAAGAACAATAATGCGTACAGAAAAAATACAAGAGAAGTTTGATAGAGCTTTTCTTCAATTAGATTTGATGGAGTGTGATGGTGCAATTAAAACACAATCTAGTGTTACATTAAACACAATCAATTTCTTTATACAAGGATCAATTGCTGCAGGTAATAACTGTGCAGAGTTTGAAGCAAATAGATTGTATAATCAAGCAGACACTATGTTAAATAATTTTTTAAGATCTAACTGTGGTTGTTCAGGTAACAACTACCAAATAAATTTCAATTAATTATGGCACAATGTAATTCATGTGGAGCAAATGTAGGGTGTGGATGTCAATTAAAAAATGGACTATGTGCTACATGCGCAGCTAAAAAACAATAAATATGTTAACACCTAGATTAACTAATTGTCCTGAATGTGCAGACATTCCTAATTTATTAAAAAGAATAGATTGTAAATTAGCAGAGTATGCTAATGGTCTATATAACAATATTTCATTTATGTTGAATCAACCTGTTCCTGCAAGAGCAATGATTCAACTTTTGGCGTATAAAAGAATTCTAACATATAAAGCATGTAATCCTGATTACTTAGCTGATTTTTGTATAGATAAGATTGTAAGTAAAGTGATAAGATTAACATCAGGTTGTTATATTAAACCTATTTTTATACCAACACCAACAACCTCTACAACATCAACATCTACCACTTGTCCACCAAGATCAACTACAACTACATCATCATCATCATCAACTAGTACAACTAGTTCTACATCTACTAGCACTTCTACATCAACTAGTAGTACAACTAGTACAACAACTACACTTCCTCCTTGTAGCTATGTTCTTTTATTAGATATTAATGGTTATGTTCTAAGATATATTTTATCAAGTAATACAGTTACTACATTATTTAAATCACCAAATAATGGGCTTGATTTAGCACATAGTAATAATAAATTATGGCTTAATTCGGCAACTAATATATATGAATATAATGTAACTTTATCTCCTTGGTCACAAACATTTAATAGAACTATTAGTACAGGTTCTGTTCAAACTGGAAACGGTCTTGGTAAATCACCTGGAAATAATAATAAATTAGTTACCATTGATGTAAGTAGAAGTCCAGGAGTAATTGTTGAATTAGACGTTACAAATTCACCAGCAACGTCTGTTGATATTGCAACACTTCCAGCAGGTGCTATAACACCAGGAGATTTATTAATCACAGACACTGTGCAACCAAAAATATTAATAAATTTAACTAATGTTACAGGTGGTGCAAATGGATTGTACCAATATGATTATAATACAGGAGCTTTTGAAACTTACGTTCCTCTAGGTTCAGCAGCAGCAGCTTATGGTATATATGAGGAAGGTAATTTAATTTATTTAGTAAATGCAAGTGGTCAAACTTATTCTCTTTTACCAACCCCACCTTATACAATAACTTTAGTACAAACTATACCACTAACAAGTCCTGTTTCAGCTATAGTTGGAGCATCTCAATTAAGTGAGTGTACAGAAGTAATATTAACTTTACCAACAACCACTACGACAAGTAGTTCAACTAGTACTTCTACCAGTACAACAAGTAGTTCTACTAGCACATCAACATCAACTAGTACTTCTACTAGTACTAGCACAAGTACTTCTACTAGTACTTCTACTAGTACATCAACAACAAGCACTACTACAACAGCATGTGTAAATAGACCAACAGGTTTAACTAATGGTAATTTAATATTAGCTGTTAATAATCCAGGAGATCCATCTAGGTATTTTGCTAATGTGTCTGTTACATATGCTTGTGAAACATTTAACTATTTTAGAGCAGTACCTACAACAACAGGTTCAGAAGCAAGTTTTCAAGACATGCAGTATAGTTCACTAACGATTGGACAGAAAATATATAGAGATAATAATGAAACTAATTGTATTTTAGTACCAACAGGATACTATTGGTTCCAACCAAATATTATTGATCCAATAACATACTTTAAAAATATTAATCAAATAAGTATTGTTACAATAGTAAATGGAGTAATTACAGCAATTAATACTTGTGATTATGTTCCACCTACAACAACTACCACTACAACACCAATACCAAAGTTTAATTTTATAGTTCGTACAAGATCACGAGAAGTACTTTCTCCTGCAGATAATATTACAATACATTATAGTCTAGATGGTGGTAGTTCATTTACACAATATGGTCCTCCATTAAATCCTTCTACTGGATATCCAAATTATAATCTATCATTTGGTCTCACTCTTCCTTCAGGAACAAATGTACTAGTTGGCATTATGAATTCATCTAATGGTAATATTGAATTTGGAACAGGGCAAAACTCTGTAGACTTTACATCAAAATGTGGTCTTAGTAACACTGTTGCAGTTACAACTAGCAATTCTGCTACAAATGTTTATTTGAATGTAGCAGTAACTGGAGGAGCTTTAGTTTCTTGTTAAATTTAAAAAATAATCATTATTAGGTACAGATAGAATACTTTTTAACAACATTAACAATATAAAAATAAATATAATATGTCCAATTGTAATAATTGTTTTAATGGATGCACTGAAACCATTTCAGATCAATGCATCAGATACACAGGAATAGATGTTCCTGAATTAGGAATTAGTAACGGTGATCCTTTATCAGTAATTGAGCAAGCTCTAACAACATTTCTTGTTTCTGCATTAAATGGATCTGGAATAAAAATAGATCTTAGTAGTATAGATGTATGTACATTAGTACAACAATATCTTCCTACATGTGGAGAAATGTCAATAGCAGATATATCAAAAGCTTTAATAGAAGCTGCATGTAATCTACAAGATCAAATAGATGCTATTAATGCTACACTTAATACATTAAATGCTGATTATACAATTGGGTGTTTAACAGGTGTAACAAGCTCTTCTGATACACATTCTATATTACAAGCTACAATAAATGCATTGTGTGCATTAAAAACTTCATACGATGGATTAGTAATTAGTTTACCTAATACATATGTAACACTAGATCAATTAGATGATTTGATTCAAAATTATATAAATAGATCTGTAGCTAATCTTGTTAGTTCTAGAATGGTACCTTACGCTGTAGTTCCTTATTTTGGACCTATATCATTTTTTAATTCTCAAGGTGCTGGTCTAGGTGATTGGGATAGAATATTTTTATGTAACGGAAATAATGGTACACCTGATTTGAGAGGTAGAGCATTAGTTGGTGTAATAAATGGTGTTTCTGGTCCAACATTAAATAATTTTGTTAATCCAAGTAATCCAGGTAATCCAAATTATTCTCTTTATGATCTTTATGGTGCAAATCAAATTATATTAGATCCTTCACAAGTTCCTCCATTAACACATACACATGGTAATACAACAGTTTCTACTGTTGATGAACATGGTGGACATACACATGATATTCCTTTCAAGAAAGGTCAAGCTGATCAAAATGAGTCTGGTACGTCTGGTGAACTTTTTGATAATAATCCTACATACAATAGAATAAAAGTAACAAATTCTAATGTAACAGGAATAACTGTTGACACTACAGTGACTATTGCAAATACTACATTAGGAGGAGGACTTGCTCATTCAAATATTCAACCAGTAATGGCTTGTTATTATATTCAATATAGACCAGCATAATTATGCACTATCCACCTATCCCACAAAGAAAATCTTGCAACTGTGAAGATCCTTGTATCTCTACAGATGATGTTTACTATGCTGGTCCCAATCTTCCAAATTCAGGTGTTAATACAAATGATATATTAACAGAAGTTATAGAGAAGCTAGATGCTGTATATGCTGTTCCTACATTACAGAGAGTGACAGAAATAGATAATTATACCACTCTACCAATTTTTGCAGATTCATTTGTAAAGATTGGTGGAGATGGAACTAATTTATTATTGGATGATGGTACAGTGTTGCCTATAGGTAATTTACCTGCAAGTGTTACAGAAACATCTCAATTAATAAATGATGGTGAGGATGGAATAAATCCATTTATAACAGCATTAGATATTCCAGCATTCAATCCCTCTGATTATGATCTTGATGAGT